TGGGGGCAGTGTATCACGCAGAACGCCCCCGACGACACGTGGCCGACGGGGGCGTTGTTTGACCGGAGATGGATCAGGGGATGTCAATGAATCCGAGGAAAGTCGCACCCGCTGAAGCACCGGCATTAGCCAGACCGTGGGCGATGACCAGCTCTTCCTCACCGTCAGTGAAGACATCAACACCCGACGATGCAGCGTCGCCGCTTGCTGCAGTGACGAGCGCGTTGTTCGCCTGATCGTTGCCAGTGTCGCCAGCCTTCAAAAGACCCACGCCGCTTTTCAGAATCCAGCCGTAGCTACCTGCAGCGATTGCGTGCTGAGCAACGCCAAGGCAGCTAACGCGAGGAGCTTGATCAGTGTTGAGCACACCGTCATAGGCCGAAAGAGCGTCACGAACAATAACGTCTCCTGCGGCAAAAGCGGTAGACGCTTCGTCATTAAAGACGTAGCGCCAGCACTGTGGACCCGAGACGTCGGAGTTGTAAATCTTGGCCTCGGCAGCTTCCATGTGCCACTCAGTGCCCAGATCATACTGCTCAGTAGTGTCAACCGTGGTGACGGCATCAGGGAATGCGCGTGTAACAGGCATAGTAGCCTCCTATCAGAGTGCCGAGCCGCTGAAGCAGCCCTGAGCAACGAGGTTGGTGCAGATAAGGTTAGCGTGGAACTGGAACTTGGAGACCACCACATCCTGAGATGCAATCATGTCTTCGAAGTCCGAGAGCTCAGCTTCCTGAAGGACGCTCAACTCAAAGTACGCGGGGTTCAGGACGTAGCCGCCACCGTCGGCCATGGCTGTGCCGTTGAACACCGTGAGGGTACGATCGAGGTCGAGGGACTCGTGGAACGTCACACCGTTGTGAGTAATGGTGTGAAGGTCCGACTTCTCCTGCTCGTCGTCGACCAGCTGGACGCGAACGTGTCCGCGCTTGCTGTCCTCAAGGTTGGTCATCGAATCAGGGTCCATGAAGCCGAGAGTCGGAGCACCCTCGACGCCGTAGTGACCTGCGAGACGAATAACCTGACCAATCTTCTTGAGACCCTCTGCCGAGTACGAAGAAATGGCCTTGTACTGGTTGTAGTAGAACTTGGACTCAAGCTTGTCGAGAGACTGCACGTTCTGCGTCTGAGCCGAAGGAGCAGCGAAGTCCAGAAGGCCGTGGGTGGTACCGGTCAGAGTACCGCTTGAGAACAGACCGTTCAGGGTCAGGAACCCGGAGAGAGCAGTCGTGTTGAACGCGTGGTTACCAGTCGGAGCAGCGCCGCTCAGGAAGAACGACTCAAGACAGCGATCCGTCGACTTCATGAAAGCCTCGGGGTACTTCTCGATGAGACGCATGACAGCCAGAGGGCCATCGTTCTGTGCGAGTTCGCGGTTTGGAATCGCGATAGCAGCAGCAAGCCGGTGAGGCTCAACCTTGAGCTGCTCGGTGCGCTTGTTACGGGTAAGGTTCAGAAGCTCGGTACCATTGTAGATGCCGCGACCCTGAGCCGGCGAGCCGGTCATGATTGCGCGCTCAATCGTGGTTCCGCCGTCGATGTTCTGGCGGACACGATTGTTCTTCATCAAGGTGTCGAGGAGGGGGGTGCGGCGCATAAAGGTGTCAATAAGAGGACCCTTCAGCTGCCGGTAAGTCGTATTCAGGACTTCGGTCGAAATAGCCATAGTAAGCTCCTGCGCAAAGGCAGACGGTTTTGAGCGAGTGGGTTTACAGTCGTTCTACGCCTGCCCAGAGCTTGTCTCGTCGGACCTTGCGGCTACCCGTTCACTGACGCTGGGTGCGTAAAGGTTCTATATCAACGATGTTCTACACATGTCAACAGCAAACGAAAAGCCCCCGACTTCTCAATGGAGTGAAAAGAGAAGCCGGGGGCAGCGGATAATAAGCACGTATAGCGGAGCAACGATGCCAGTGACGCACCTATCGCCGCAAAATCAGCGCTCAGAGATGACCTGAACGTAGTCGATCTTGATCTTCTGCTGAGTGGTACCGTCACCGTTCCGAATCATGATGATCGGTGCGATTTCTGCCATGGTCGCGTAGGTCATCGTCGTGATCTGCGTCCCTGCAACACCGTTCACGTACGGAGTCAGAACACCGGAGCCTGTAGCGCCACCATCGAACGAGAAGCCCAGACGGATGTAAGTATCGTTGGCCAGCGTAGCGACTGCAGCCTGCTGGATATGGGTATCATCATCAGAGGTCGAGAAGTCGATGTTGGTGTCGCCGTCGTCCTTGTGGAAACCGATGCCGTTAGACGGCATGTTGTCCGCAACACCCGTCAAATCAGTATTGTCTGCGGCCAGCCCGACGAAGAAATCGAGGTTGGTAGCGTCACCGCCGTTGCAGTTGATGCGAGCTTCAAACCAAAGACGCTTACCCGTGGTCGGCTTGGCGAATGCCTGCGCCCACTGAATCTGCTGACCGTTGTCGTCAGTAGTCGCCTTGTTGGTCAGAAGAAGCACACCGAACTGCTCATCTTGGATGACCTGAGTACATGCAGCGTCGTCTTCGGTGACTGTCCAGTTGCTGTCGAGGCTAAAGAAGTCGTCGAAGTACTTGCTGTCCACGACCTGAGTCTGGCTAACCGCCTTGGAAAAGTACTGGCTGGGGTTGAGAATAACCTTGCCTGCAGTGGCATCCACGGCAAGAACAACTCCCACGATGCGGGGCTCAACGCCGGGATTCAGTGAAAAGTCTCCACCAGTCGAAAGGTACACGGGGTTTCCGACTGCAGACCCAGAAGTATTAACCGACGTGACTACCCGATACGGAACGGCAAGAACTTTGTCTCCGGCCGATGCCTGACCCTGCGCAACCATAAGCATTCCGCCGCTGCCAGCGACAGTCGCCGAAGTTGCGGGGCTTGCCTTCGGCAAAGAACCGACGACATTGTCAACAACGATGATGTCGTTGAGCGCGATGGCAGCTGTGGCCACCATCTCAATAGCCTGAGCAAACGGGGTAACAGCTACGGGGTAAATTTCTTCCTGTCGAATGAGTGGCATTTGAGCCTCCTTTTTAGTTTGCGTATCTTACCGGAGTCGAAAACATCGAGTCGCCCTTGTGTTCTGTTTGTGATACGTTCGCGGGGGAGGTCCCATGGGACGAAGCAGAGAATACATCGCAGCCCGATATGATCGCGGAACTGCCGACCGAGTCGACGAACTTAGAGATTACATTGCGTCTGAAGTGATGACTCGTAATATTGACGCTGTGGATGTGACTCGATCCGAAGTGCTTCGCGCTCTGGTAAACTTTGGACTCGAAGTCTTCGAAAGACGCGCACAGACTTGGCGGGCCGAACAAATCATGTCTGACCGTAGTAATTCTGTACTTACGTGACATTTAGTTACAAAACCGAACACAGGCGTTTAACATGCGACAGGGCGCTCAGATTGTCGTTGCCCCTCACATGGACGCAGCGGCTGTGCATCAGATGTTCAGTGTCCCTGAAGCCTTCGTCAGCATGTGTAAGATCGTCCGAGAAGACGAGACCACTGGCTACCTCAACCCGACCCAAGCGCAGATTCGTACGATTCGTGCGATTGAAGCGAATCGGTGGACGTTCGTAACGAAATATCGTCAGGCAAAGATTACGACCATCACGCTCATGCACCTGCTGCTGCGTGACTGCATGTATCTGCAAGGCATCGCTGGCATGCTCATCGCTGATACAAACGCCACAGCAGAGATGGCATTTCGACGTCTACGTTTCGCGTATGAAAACTTGCCAGAGCCTGTAAAGATGCCGCTGGCTGCCGGAAGCAAAGGCTCAAAGAAAGAGCTGGAGTTCATTCACGGCGGCAACATCATCATCAAATCACTCGAAGGCCGAGCCCCCGCTGTTGGTCACTCGATTGACCGCTTGCACATCACCGAGCTTGGTGAAGCCATCCATCAACAGAAAGCCATCATCAACTTGTTCCCCGGTATCAACAAGCGACCAAACGCAAAGCTGGTTGTCGAGAGCACGCCGGGTCGAGCAGGCTCCTACCATGAGCGTATGTGGCACGAAGCACTGCGTCGTGAGGGTCAGTTCTTTCCGTTGTTTCTTGAGTGGTGGAAAGACGAGACGTGCCGTGTGTCTGTGCCGTCAAACTTCTTACCGACCGAAGAGGAACTTGAGTACATGGGTCAGCGCCGTGGCATGACCATGGAGAATCTATGCTTCATGAGAACACGCCTGCGTTCGGAGTTTGTTGGAGATACTCGTCTGTTCAGCGCGAAGTATCCGTGCGATCCCTACGACGGTTGGATCGGTAGCCAACGACCCATGATGCCAGAAGACATTCTGCGCACCCTATTAGATACAGCACTCGAAGACCCGACCGAAGGCAGCTACGGTTGCGGAGAGTTTGAGGCTCCCATCGAAGGCCAGCAGTACGAAGTCTACGCTGACCCCACAGGTTTCGGCAGCGTCGGTGACCCCGCTGCGCTGACCGTGTTTCATAAGAACGACCTGAGAGAGGTCGCGGTTTGGTCTGGTCGAGAATCTCCCGACCGTTTTGCTGTCCGAATTCAGCTGGTCTGTAAGCGATACAACAACGCGAGAGCCGTTGTTGAGTCGAACCACGCAGGCTGTATTACCGCGCTGAGAGAACTGAACGTAAAGATTACCTATAGTAAACGACAGCCCGGTTGGTACGCGACGCACAAGCGCATTGCACAATCTGAGTTTGCGTTGGTTCGTTTGCTGCGCGAGGAAGACCTCATCATCAGATCTCGATCTGGACTACAGCAGCTTCTTCGATATGACGGAGACTTCAGTCGCAGAGAGCGTGGTGACGACGACGCTGGACACCACTTTGACCGTGCGCGCACCTACATTATGGCTGCTGACATGTTGTCTAAAGTCAAACGATACAATGACCGGCGTGCTGCAAGACAGCGCAGTGATGCCGAAGAGATGCAACAGGAGATAAAACCGGGTCAGATTCCCTTCGGGCTGTTCGACCGTAAGCGTGATACCATGCGACGCAGCAGGCAGGAGTCTCCGTTCTCTGTGCCGAAGATGAGGTAGCCGTGAAGAAGAACCCCAAAAAGGCTTACGCCGACGCCAAGAAGAAGGTCATGGGTAACGCCAAGAAAAAGCGTTCCAAGACCTACAAGGGCAAGTCGACCAAGCCGGGTGGCGGTGGCCGATTCAAAAAAATGGTTGATGACCTCATGAAGCGCGGCAAGAGCCGTAAGCAGGCAGAGGCTATCGCTGCGAGCGCTGGTCGTAAGAAGTACGGCTCAGCCGAATTCAACAAGATGGCCGCCTCCGGCCAAAGCCGTAAGGCGTAGGAGTTCTGACATGGCACGGATGCGTAGTCGCGACCGGATGAAAGATGATCCCGTTGGGGATTACAACGAAACCAAGTCTGGACTGGACGAGGCAATCATGTCTTACCAGTCGGGCGAGACTGTCACCCCCGGCCAAATAGATGTCTCGGCGTTCCCCATGGCTGTCCGCCGACAAGAAGACATCAAAACGAGAGGTTCAGTGGCCGCCAAAGACCGCTCCGCGATGGGTGACAGGCCTACTGGAGAAGTGGCACGACTTACCGGCGGCGCTTCAGAGGTAGATGCCTTGGTTGGACTTCCACCTAACCAAACCGACCCAGCGGCTGAAGATGTCAGAACGGCCGGAGTCGAAGGTATTGCAACCGCGCCTGACAGCTACTTCGGAACGATGAGCATCACTGAGCGGATGAAGCCTGCAGCGACGTCTGGTACGACACCAGTGCTTAAGCGAGGCAAATTCAACAGTGACGCCGTTCGCGCGTTGCAGATCGGTCTGCAAGACATTGCGACCTATGCCAAGGACAGTAGCTTCGACCCCGGCGCAGCAGACAGCGATTTCGGTAAAAACACTGAAAATGCCGTAAAAGCATTCCAGAAAAAGATGGGTCTTGCCGTGACCGGTGTTGCCGATCAAGACACTCTTGATCGTATACGGATGGTCCGTGCCGGAATGCAAGACGACGATCCGATTGAGCGTTTTGCCGTCGGTGTCATCAGAAGCGAAGATCAGCAATCGCCAATGGGTGAATACGCTGCTTTCTCTGACGCAGACATCGTAGCAATGGACATGGACACTCGTCGCTCTATGATAGAACAGGGACGCATTTCGCCAAAACGCATGGGAGACGCTTTCGAGCGTACCAATCAGGCTACCCTTGACGCAATCGGTCGACCTGCTCCAGCGGCAGATCGGCCAACGGTTGGTCCTTCTGTCACAAGTACTTCAAGGCTTATGCAACAACTTCTGGCACTGCCCCAAGATGAACGTCGACAGCTTGTCGCGGCAATCAGCGAAGACACTGGCCAATGAGACCTGCCATGCACCCGCAAAACCTTGTCGGCTTGAAAGACTTGATGGCGCACATCTACGAAAAGTTTGGCCCTGATGCCATTATTCTCGAAGTTGTGCAAGATCCCGATTCTCACGAGCAAGGTTGCGAGTGCATGAACTGTCTGCACGGTGCAGAGTACATGCACGAATTCTACGAAGACGAATACGAATATGAAGGTCCCGGCGAAATGCACCGAAAGGAGCACGCCGAGGAAGTGAGCAACGACATGACGGAACAAATCGACGAGATGGTCGGTGAGCTCCGTAAAGCTTCAGAGACACACGCAAATCAAGCGACAAGGTTGCAGGACATCGCGGCTGCTCTGAAGTCAATGGGGGGCTGAATGGCCAAACTAAAAGACCTCATCGAACAGCACCTCGCGTACTACAAAGACTACGAGAAGAACGACTTCGATCGTGCTCGGTCTTACTACCGAGGTGATTTCTGGGAGACGTACGAAAAGAACGGAGCCATCCTTGATGCGCGTCTGTCTTCTATGTATGCGCAGAAGAACCTCATCTACGCAATCACCGATACGGCCATCAGCAGCCTTCTGGGACCAAACCCACAAGTCTCAGCGATGCCGCAGACCCCAGAAAGCCAAGACCTCGCTGGTGCGACCAACGGATTGATGGAGTGGGCCTTTCGCTCTGTAAACATGCGGCGTCGGTCTGCTCTGGCATTGATGGATGCTGTCCTCTGTAAGCGCGGCATTTTCAAAGTGTCGTGGGACAGCAAGAACGACTGTCCGATTCTCAGCAACCCGAACCCTGCATCGGTGTTCTTTGACCTGAGTGCTCGTGACAACAACGACATTCGCTACTGGATTCAGGCATGTCCGCTCACCCCGGCTGCCTACAAAGCCAAAGTCAAGTCAGGTCGATACGTTGCTCATGACGACATCGAGCCAGAAGCATTCCCAACTTGGATGTTGGACGACGTGCAGAAAACCTCGATGACTCGATTCGCTACGACAGACAAGCGAATCGTCATCTACGAGTTCTACGACCTTGAGAGCAACACCGTTGTTCACTACCACAAGGGAACTGACCACGTGTTGTTCAAGGGAACGCTGGACTTCGTTCCGTTCAGCATGTTCTCTCTGAACCACAGCGGAATCGACTGCACGGGTCTGTCCGAGGTTCAGTTGGTTCTCGATCAGCAGACAAACATCAACCAGCTACTGACCCTGTGGAAGCGCATCAC